TTTGTAGAAAAAAGTATCCTTGTTCTGTTTTAATAGACGGTAAGTTTAAAGATTATGATTTATTTATTCCCGAAACAAATAAGAAGTTAGAAATAAAAGGAGACTATAGAAATTGTGAGACTGGTAATATTATCATAGAACTTATGATGTTCGGTAAACCTTCAGCACTACTCTCAACTAAAGCAGATTTCTGGGTAGTGTATACAGGTTTGGAATTACTATGGATAACACCTTTAAAAATAATTGAATGTATAACTGTAAACAATATTAATTCTAGAACATTAACAGGTCAAGGAGATACAGCTTCCAAGGTAGCTTGTCTAATACCTATAGAAACTTTTAAAAGGTATTGTTTTAAAATAGAAAATAGTTAATGCCTAAAAAGAAAAAACATTCTACTAATAGAAAGGGAGATATGGCAGAATATTATGCGGTAACTTGGTTATGGGATAATGGTTATGAAGTATTTAAAAACTGTGGTTGTGACGGTTACATTGACTTAGTTGCAAGAGATTCTAAAGGAAACATAACTTTAATAGATGTTAAGAGTGCAAGAAAAGATTACAGAAAAGAAAACACTTATACATCTAGGACAACGAGAAGTGATAAACAAATCAAAGCGGGAGTACAGTATTTATTATACATTCCTGATACAAGAAAACTAAGATGGGTAGAACATAATGAAAAAAAATAAGAAAACACTTGACACATTAGTAGAAGATATATATAATGAATTATCGGCACTAGGAAAAGGCGAACATCTAAACATAGATGAAGAGTCAATAGAACAGTTTGGAGAGTCAATGAAAGAGATTCTCTATGAATGGTCACACCCTAGCCCTCGTGGTAAACCTAGCTTAAGAATGTCTAACATAGGTAAACAACCTAGACAATTATGGTACGAGATGAACTCTAAATCTGATAACACAGAGGTTATTTCTCCACCTACTTTTATTAAGTTTTTATACGGACACTTACTTGAAGAGATAGTTTTATTTCTTGTTAAGTTATCTGGACATGAGGTTACTAGCGAACAGAAAGAGATAACAGTTTCTGGAATCAAAGGACACATGGACTGTGTTATTGATGGAGAAGTTGTTGATGTTAAGACTGCTTCTAACTATGCCTTTAAGAAGTTTAAAGATGGGACTCTAGCAGAGGATGACCCTTTCGGGTACATGGCTCAACTTGCCGGATACGAATCAGCAGAAGGAACTACTCATGGTGGCTTCCTTGCACTGAACAAAGAGTCTGGTGAGTTGGCTATGTTTAAACCTGATAACTTTGATAAGCCTAATATTAAAAAGAAAATAACTAATATTAAAAAGGCTGTTAAGTTAGCTACACCACCAGATAAATGTTATGATGATGAACCGGATGGTAAGTCTGGTAACATGAAACTTGCAAGAGGTTGTACTTGGTGTAGGTTTAAACATGATTGTCATAAAGATGCTAACGATGGTAAAGGGTTAAGGGTGTTTAAATATTCAACAGGATATAGATACCTAACTCAAGTACCTAAAGTTCCTAATGTTATAGAGGTAACACAGATATGAACGGTAGAAAAGCTAAGAGATTAAGACGTAGAGGAGAAGAGTTACTTATCAATTGGATAAGAACAATGGTGCCAGACGGAGAAGATACTAAGAAGATTAGTAAGAAAAACTTACATGAGTTTCTTCCAGAGCAAACACATATCTTTGCAAACAATAAGTTTATGTTAAGTGCTTATAGCCTGAGATGGTTTTATAAGAAAGTAAAACAGAATCCTAACTTTCATTTAGAAGAGTTAGATGCCTAGAAGAGTACCAAGAAAGCCTAGACCTAAGAAAGTAAATGTTCCCAAAGGCTATGATAGTTTATGGGAAGCAACACTACATGAGACTTTACTACAGGAATGGAAACATCATTGGGATAACATTCATTATGTTGTTAAGCATAAGTACGAGCCTGACTTTGTAAAGGTTATAGATGGTAAAACAATTTTACTAGAAGCTAAAGGTAGGTTCTGGGACTATGCAGAGTATAGTAAGTACATACATATACGAGAAGCCTTACCTAAAGGTTATGAGTTAGTGTTCTTGTTTCAGAAACCTTTCTCTCCAATGCCGGGTGCTAAAGTAAGAAAAGATAAAACAAAAAGAACTCATGCTGAATGGGCTGAGACAAACAACTTCACATGGTATAGTGAAGATACACTACCGGAGGAATGGAAAAGTGGACTACAAGTTTAGAGAAGATAAAATATTAAATGAGATAAAAGCTTACATAGGTAATACATACAGTCAACACTATGCTAACGGTAAGTACCAAGCTACTGATATAATATTAGATACAGGACATGGAGAAGGATTCTGTGTTGGAAACATTATGAAGTATGCTATGAGGTATGGAAAGAAGAACGGAAATAATCCAGATGACTTACGAAAGATTATACACTATGCTATAATAGCTTTACATTTACAGGAACAAGATAATGATTGATGACAAGATAGGAAAGAAGCCTTACCTAGGTATAACAATAGATTACGATAGAGAAAAAACATTTGATAAATTTAGTTTAGATACACTCAAGGATAGATATTTTTGGGAAGGAGAAACACATGCCCAAGAAGCATTCGCAAGAGCCTCAGTCTTCGGAGCAACTTTCAAAGGCGAGACAGATTTTGAATTGGCTCAGAGACTTTATAACTACAGTTCCCAAAGGTGGTTCATGTTTAGCACTCCTATACTTAGCAACGGGGGAACAACTCGTGGGCTTCCTATCAGTTGCTTTCTTAATTATGTTCCTGATAGTAGGGGTGGTTTATCTGCTCACTATGACGAGAATATTTGGTTGGCAAGTTCGGGTGGAGGCATTGGTGGATATTGGGGAGATATTAGAAGTAACGGTATATCTACTACTCACGGTAGTCGTTCTACTGGTTCAATTCCTTTCATGCATGTAGTTGATTCTCAGATGTTAGCCTTCAACCAAGGCACTACAAGACGTGGTTCTTATGCGGCTTACATGGATATAAGTCACCCAGAGATTGAAGAGTTTATTAACATGAGAAAAGAATCTGGTGGAGACATCAACAGAAAGAATCTTAATCTTCATAACGGTATTAACATTACTAACTCTTTCCTTGATTCAGTACAGAAAGATGAAGACTGGAGATTGATAGACCCTAAGACTAACGAAGCTGTTAAAACTATTAACGCTAGAGACTTATGGTGGCAGATAATAAATGCTAGAGCAGAGACAGGCGAACCTTACATGGTAAACATTGATACTTGTAACGAGGCTCTACCTAAAGAACAAAAAGAATTAGGATTAAAGATTAGACAAAGTAACTTATGTTCAGAGATTACTTTACCTACCAACGAAGAACGAACAGCAGTATGTTGTTTATCATCCGTAAACTTAGAACACTTTGATGACTGGTCAAAGGATGATGACTTCATACAAGATTTAATAACCATGCTTGATAATGTTTTACAGCACTACATTGACAACGCTATAGATACAACACAACTAGGAGAATACAGTGCAAATTTTAAACGCTTTCAAAAATATGTTAAAGAAGGTAAAGAAGGCTTTACCAAGAGTGCCTACTCAGCGTATAGAGAAAGAAGTCTGGGTCTGGGAGCTATGGGGTACCATGCTTATCTTCAATCTCGTAACATTCCTTTCGAGGGTATTTACGCAAGTGGGTTTAATTTCAAAGCTTTTCTATACATCAATACTAGAGCAACTGAAGCGACTAAAGAACTGGCTATACAAAGAGGAGAGGCTCCAGACATTCATGGTTCAGGCAAAAGAAACGCTAACCTCATGGCTATTGCTCCTAACGCTAGTAGTGGGATTATATGTAGTGGCACTTCCCCTTCTATTGAGCCTTTCCGTGCTAACTGCTATACTCATAAAACTCTATCAGGTAGTTACCAAGTTAAAAATAAGTATCTCGAAAAAGTTCTCAAGTCTAAAGGGCTTAAGGCACAAGAGTTAGATAACATATGGAAAGATATATCCGGTAGTGATGGCTCAGTACAGCACTTAGATATACTTACTGATGAAGAGAAAGAGATATTTAAAACTGCAAATGAGATAAACCAAATATGGATTGTCGAACATGCACATCAACGACAGGAGTTTGTTAGTCAAGCTCAGTCAGTTAATCTTTTCTTTACATTACCAAAGGCTACAGAGCCTCAAGAAGTACATGATGAATACATGCAGTATGTTAATGATGTACATTGGTACGGTATGAGAAAACTTAAATCACTTTACTATTTCCGTTCCAATGCTGCTCGTTCAGTAGAGAATGTAAATGTTAAAGTACCTAGAATAAATTTAGAAGATACAGAATGTATCGCATGTGAGGGATAGTCGTGAACTGTTGGCATTGTAATACACAATTAATATGGGGCGGAGACATCGACATAGAAGAAGAAGACGAGAATTATATTATGGAGACTAACTTAAGTTGTCCTAAATGTGATTCATTAACAATAGTATATTTACCAAAGGAAGAAAAATTATGAGCTTATTAACAACAAGAGAATACTACAAACCATTTGAATATCCATGGATGTTTGACT